CCCAGAGTTTCGCCGCCCGCGCCGAGCGCGCCCGGCTGGCCACTATCTATGCCGAGCTCGAGGATGCCACGCATCGCCTGATGCAAGCCCTCGTCGACGCCGGCTACGAGCCCGAGCCCGGTCCGTACAGCTCAATCAGCAACGCCATGTTCGATGTCTGCGTCGCGCTTGGCTCGAGTGCGCCGCTATGAGCACGCGCCGCCTCGTATCACTGGCAGTCCTCGCCATCTTAGCTCCAGCCGCCCTCATCGCCTCAGCGTATCTCAAGCCTTTTGTTGTCGCGGAGATATGCGCATGAGCGCCATTCGGAAGTCGGTGAAAGTTTTGGCTCGGCATCTTCAAGACGAGGCATACAAGCACGGCTTGATCGATGCCCAAGATGGACTGTCCGACAAGAGGTATCGAGACGCCGCTGACCGCGCCAACACTGCTCGCAACGAACTACTTGCCGCTGTTGCTGAGCTGACCGAAGCGTCGCAAAAAATGCTCGACGCTGGCGTATCTGACCTTGGGAAGCTTGACATCGCGCGAGCTGCTCTTGCGCTGGCCCTCGCCCGCTGTACTGGAGGCTCGCCGTGAGCGCCTCCGTCGTCAACCTCTTCGACTTTGGTCTGCGTCGCGTTGACGCTGAGCAACGCATCCATGACGCCGTGCTTGCCTCGCTTCGCGGTCGCTGCCAGAACCTGCGCATCGCTCAGGCTCAGGCGCGCGCGGCGCGCAACCTGCGCGGCGGCGTGCCGTTCGACGAGGCGAAGGATCGCGCCGTGAAGTGGGCGCTGTACGCCACCGACGGCGTGCAGCCGACGCCGCCGAGGGTCGCATGATGGCGATCATCACGCGCGACTGCGCGGCGCCCGACAACCGTGCCCGGATCGGAGACTACGCGGCGCGTGTCGCGGCGCAGCCCGACTTTAGTGTCCTGACTCATTCCGCTCGTGCTCGCCGCGGCCTGTTGCTGCAGCGCCGCCTGCGGCAACGCCCCTCTCCCGCCGAGTCCGTCGGCCGGACGCCTGAACCCCTGCAGGCATCTGCCTCCCCCTCGCGCGCGGCGCGCGAAACGGACAACGCCGCGATCCCCTTCCGCTACCGCTTCAACGAATCGGCCGACGCCGACTTGCCGCCGTGGCATCCCGACCACCCGCACTACGCCGGTCCCTAACTTACTCCACGGAGCTCCATCATGAACATTGCACCGATTACTCAATCGCTCGATCGCGCGCTTGCCGAGCTTGAGGCTGCGAAAGCGGCCGAGACTGAAGCCACGCTTCGCCGCAACAAGGCGGAAAGCGCCATCCTCGCGCTCGCCGGCGAACTGCCCACGGAGGGAACGTATCGTCTACCTGCTGGCGACCTCGTCGCCGTCATCCAGACCAGCATTCGCCGCACGGTCGACGCCGACAAGCTCAACGCCATCGCGCCCCAAATTCCCGAAGCGATCGGCAAGCGCCTCTTCCGCTGGAAACCGGAACTTGAAACCCGCGAGCTACGCTACCTCGAGGCGAACGAGCCGCAGCTTTACGGCATCGTTGCAGCGGCGATCACAGCCAAGCCGGCAAAGCCGTCCATTCGCCTCGTGCGCAAGGAGGCCGCGTGATGGCCATTGCGCTCTCCAGCATCACAAAGTCAGTCCGCAACCGTCTGCCGCCGCGCGTCGTCGTGCATGGTCCGCACGGGGTCGGCAAAAGCACGTTAGGCGCCAGCGCGTATAACCCGGTCTTTTTGCCGCTCGAGGATGGTCTCTCCGGGCTCGAGGTCGATGCATTTCCGCTGTTGACCAGCTATCCGCAGGTGCGCGAAGCGTTGCAGGTATTGCGCACGAGCGAGCACGCGTTCGGCACCGTCGTCGTCGATTCGCTCGACTGGCTCGAACCGCTGATCCAGGCCGAGACCTGCGCGCGCAACAAATGGACGAACATCGAAGCACCCGGCTACGGCAAGGGTTACGCCGAAGCCGCGAATGATTGGCGCGAGTTTCTGGATTTGTGCAACGCCTTGCGCACCGAGCGCGGCATGGCGGTCGTGCTGATCGCGCATAGCGAGATCAAGCGATTCGAAGCGCCGGATACGGAGGCGTTCGAACGCTACCAGATCAAGCTGCAGCGGTCGGCGGCAGCGCTCGTGCAGGAATGGGCCGACGTCATCGGCTTTGCGCAATTCGAGACGGCGATCAAGAAGGAAGCCGTCGGCATGAATCAGCGCGCGCGCGGTATCGCCACGGGCCGTCGCCTGCTCCACGTCACCGAAAAGCCGGCCTACGTCGCGAAGAACCGCTACGGCATGGCCGACACGCTCGAGCTTTCCTGGTCCGCGCTGATCGCGGCCATGAATCCGCCCGCGGCCGCGCAGGCCGCCTGATCTCACCGCCCCTACGAGAGGAACCCCTCATGGCAAACCTTGGACTTTTCAACGCTGCTGACGTGCCGCCGCAGGAAGATTTTGGACCCGTGCCGGCGGGCGAGTATCCCGCGCAGATCATCGACAGCGAGATGCGCGCGACGGCGAGCAATGCCGGTCAGTATTTGTCCCTGACGCATCAGATCATCGACGGCCCGTTCAAGGGACGCCTGGTCTGGGCGCGCCTCAACCTCGACAACCCGAACGCGCAGACGGTTGAGATCGCGAACCGTCAGCTGTCCGCGATCTGCCACGCTGTCGGGATCCTCAAGGTGACCGATAGCCTGCAGCTCCACAATCGACCGCTCATGATCCGCGTCGAATTCGTGCCCGCGGGCACCGATCGTCGTGGCCGCACCCGCGACAGGGACTCGAACGAGATCAAAGGCTGGAAAAAGCTCGAAGGCGAAGCGCCTGCCGCAGCTTCAGCCTCTGCGCAGGCGGCCATGCCGGGCGTCCCCGCGCCTGCGATTCCGCGCACGGCTGCGCCCGCGGCCGCTTCGGCGCCGCCGTGGAAGCGCAACGCGGCATGACCCTTCAGGCGGCGTGGCCTGGCCACGCGGCGTTGCGCGCATAGCGATAACGCACGCGGCCGCCCGCCGCCCCACACCTTACCGATGAGACGACCCATGGTGGCTTTGCCTGCCATTGCTGCACCCGATCCCACGCTCGACGCAATCGATCGCGCCGTCGAGGCGCGCGAAGCCGCGATCCCGACACGCGGCTATCTCGGCATGTCGCAGATCGGCGAGTCGTGCGAGCGGCGGCTTTGGTACTCGTTCCGCTGGGCATTCCAGCGTGAGCTGCCGGCCGATGCGCTCTATCGCATCGAAGACGGACACCGCACCGAAGACTTGCTCGCTGCGCGGCTGCGCATGGTGCCGGGTATTCAGCTTCACACCATCGATCCGCGCACCGGCGAGCAGATCGCCTGCAGCGATCACGGCGGACACTTCCGCGGTCACCTCGACGGCGCCGTGCTCGGGCTCCTGCAGGCACCGAAGACCTGGCACGTCTGGGAGAGCAAAGCCGTCGATCCGAGCAAACAGGCCAAGCTCGCGAAATTGAAGGTCGTCGACGAGAAGGCCGCGCTGGCGGCGTGGGATCCGATCTATTGGGCGCAGGCCGTAGTGTATATGGACTACACCAGCCTCGAACGTCACTACCTGTCCTGCGCGAGCCCCGGCGGTCGCACGACTGTGACCGTGCGGACCAATGCGGACCCCGAAGCCGCGGCGGCGCTGCGCGAGAAGGCTCGGCGCATCATCACCGCGGACGGGCCGCTGCCGCGGCTATCGGACGATCCGGCGTTTTGGCAGTGCAAAAGCTGCCCGGCACAGGCCGTCTGCCACGGCAAGAAGTTACCGCCTGTGAGCTGCCGCACATGCGCGCATGCGACACCGGCGCTCGATGGCGATGGTTGCTGGACCTGTGCTCGGTGGACGGATGAAGACATCCCGCTCGACGCGCAGCGCACCGGCTGCGACGAGCATCGCTACATCCCTGCGCTCGTGACGTGGGCCGAGCAGATCGACGCCGATGCCGCGGCGAACTGGATCGAATATCGCCTGCCGGACGGCCGGACGTTCCGTAACGGTGCGCCGGATCGCGGCTGCTACACCAGCGATGAGCTGCGCGCGATCGATCCGGCGCTGATCGGTGATGCCGTCGCGGATGACATTCGGGCGACGTTCGATGCGCGCATCGTAGAGCCGGGTCCAGCGCTGCCCGTCCCGCCGCCGTTGCCGCCGATGGCAGAACGTCCGTTTCGCGATCTATCGCGACCGGCGCTGAACTGGAAGCACGCGTGATGGAGCTGCGCCCCTACCAACGCGCCGCGATCGACGCCGCCTGGTCCTACCTGCGCGAGCACGACGGCAATCCCTGCCTAGTGCTGCCCGTCGGCGCCGGCAAGACGATCGTCATGGCGGAGCTGATCCGCGAGGCGCTGACGCAGTGGCCGGGCACCCGCATCGCTGTGGTGGCCCATGTTCGTGAACTCGTTGCTCAGAACGCCGACAAGCTGGCGCGGCACTGGCCAGAGGCGCCGATCGGTGTCTTCTCTGCCAGCCTGCGCCGGCGTGATCGGTTCGATCCGATCATTTTCGCGTCGATTCAATCCGTGCACGACAAAGCCATGCAACTCGGCCGGTTCGACCTCGTGCTCGTCGACGAGGCGCATCGCATTCCGCTGCACAACGAGGGCATGTACCGCCGTTTCTTAAGCGACTGCCGACGGGCGAATCCGGATTTGCGCGTCATCGGCCTGACCGCCACGGCGTACCGGCTCGGCGCCGGTCTCGTCTGTGGCCCCGATTACATCCTCAACGACATTGCCTACGAGGCCGGCATCGGCGATCTGATACGCGATGGCTATCTGTCGCCTCTAGTCAGCAAAGGCGGGCTCGCGCGCGCCGATACCTCGGCCGTGCCGGTCCGAAACAACGAGTACGTCGCTCGCGCGCTCGAGGCGGCCTGCAACGTCGACGCCGTGGTCGAAGCGGCCTGCGACGAGATCATCGCACTGTGCGGCGACCGACGCGCCTGGGTCGTGTTCTGCGCCGGCGTCGCACACGCCGGGCACGTCGCGCGCGCGCTCGAGGCCCGCAGAGTCGCGGTCGCCGTAGTCGAGGGCGATATGCCTGCGGCGCAGCGCGAGGCGGCGATCGCTGCCTTCCAGCGCGGCGAGCTGCGCGCGCTGTGCAACGTCAACGTGCTCTGCGAGGGGTTCGACGCACCGCACGTCGACGCTGTGATCATGCTGCGGCCGACCAAGAGTGCCGGCCTCTATGTCCAGCAGGTCGGCCGCGGTACGCGGCTCTGCGATGGCAAGCGCGACTGCCTCGTGCTGGATTTCGCCGGCAACGTCGCCGAACACGGTCCGGTCGACCAGATCATCGTCCGGGCGCCGCGGCGCAAGGGCGAGAAGGCGGAGATCACCGGCGCGCCGACGAAACAGTGCCCGCAGTGCCAGGCGATCGTGCTGATTCAGATCCGGACCTGCAGCTGCGGCTACGTCTGGCCGACGTCCGAGGCCGCGCGCCACGATGCACAGGCTTCGGACGCGCCCATCCTCGCCGACCAGGTGGCGCCCGTCGAGTACATCGTCACCGCGGTTCGCTACGACCGACACGACAAGCTCGGCAGCGTTCCGAGCCTGCGCGTCACCTACCAGTGCGGACTGCGCGCGTTCCGCGAATGGGTCTGCTTCGAGCACGGCGGCATGCCGCGGGCGAAAGCCTGCGCGTGGTGGCAGGCGCGCGCCGGTGCGGCTGCGGTCGTCCCACGCACGGTCGATGCCGTCCTTCCTCTTTGCGATTCCCTCGCGCATCCAGCGCGAATCCGCGTCATCGAGCGCGGCAGATATCCCGAGGTCGTTGGTTATGAATTTGAACCCGAATCCGAGTCAGAAGGCGGAGATGGTGACGACATTGCAGCGCGCGCTGGCGATCGTCGAGGCGCTGCCGGTCGACCGCAGTTGTCATGGCTGTAGTCGCTTCACTGCCGATACCGGTCGGTGCGGACAATGGCAGGACGTCGTACCCGTCGAGGCGCGCGCTGATGGCTGTGATGCCTGGCTCGAACAAGCTCCTTTCTGACCGAGCACATGAATGAGCAAGGTCACTAAACACTCGCAGGAGTAAATCCCATGCGCGGTTCCATCATTGAAACAGCAGACCTTCTTGCCATCACTGGATACCAGAAACCGGGCGACGCAGCGCGCTGCCTCCGCACTCAGGGCATACGTGTATTCGATGGCAAGCTCGGCCCGTGGACAACGTTAGAGATCATTAACGCCGCTGGTGGTGTCAAGCACGGCGCGTCGAACGACGATGACGGCTACGGGCCAAACGATCTCTGACCATGCCTCGTGGTCGCAAGCGAAAATTCGATCCATCGATCCCTGCACATATCCAGCAGGAGGCATTGCCTCGCGGTATCTACTGGGATCGCAGATGGGGCGGTGCTTGGTACGTTTTCGACAAAGATCCGAGCGGCAAAAGCTCGCGCAAAAATGTCGCTACGGCCAAAGCTTTGCTGTCAGAGCTTCACGCCATCGCGGAAAAGCGCCGCGGCGTTAATAGCCAAAGCCTAGCGTGGTTGCTCGATCAATTTCACCACAGCCACGTTTTTGCAGACCTTGCTGATAGTACCCAGCGCAAGTACGACCACCTTCGGTTCGTTTGCAAGGAACTAAAAACGAAAGCGGGACCGCTGGGGGAGATCGATGCCCAGAAGTTACGTCCTCACAACATGCAAGCCTTCGTTGACCGGATCGCGGAAGAAGGGCATCCGACGAAGGCGAACCACGTGTTGCGGTACCTGCGCAGAGTGTTCGCCTGGGGCGTGCGCCGCGGGCACTGCGCCGAGAATCCGTGCAAGGGCGTGGCGCAGGCGAAGGAGAGAAAACTGCGACGCGTGCCGTCGATTGAGTTGATGGAGCGTGTCATCGCGCACGCGCGAGTGTCGGGATCGCTGCAAGCACATACCGAAGGTTCATGCCCTCCTTATTTATGGGTCGTCGCGGAGCTGGCGTATCTGATGCGCCTTCGCGGCATCGAGGTCTTGGATTTGAGCGATGCCAGCGAGCTGCGCGAGGGCGTGCGCATCGTTCGCCGCAAGGGTAGTCGCGGCAACATTACGCGATGGACGCCTCGACTTCGCTCGGCTTGGAACGCGGCGGTGGAATATCGACGCAAGGCGATACCAGAAGCGATGCCGGTGCCGATCGATCCCGCCCGGCGTTATCTGTTCGTGGCTCAGGATGGCCAGCGGCTATCGAAGTCCGGACTGGACAGCGCGTGGCAGCGCTTCATGCTGTCGCTGGTCAAAAGCGAAGTGCTCACGACAGAGCAGCGCTTCGGCCTGCATGCGTTGAAGCACCGAGGCATCACCGATACCGAAGGGACGCGCGCCGAGAAGCAGGAAGCGAGCGGGCACAAGTCAGCCGCGATGATGGACGTCTATGATCACTCGGTGCCTGTCGTGAACCCGGCATCGAGCGATTAATTTTACGTGGTATTTTACGTGTGGACGAGTTATCCACAGCGTCAAAGCGCGTAAGTCGTTGAGGGGATTGGTGGCCAGGGACGGAATCGAACCGCCGACACGGGGATTTTCAGTCCCCTGCTCTACCAACTGAGCTACCTGGCCAGATCTTGCGACGGCGGCCTGCGAACGTGCCGCGGCGGGAGGCCGCGTATTAGATCGGCTGCTGCGGTGCGAGTCAAGCGCACGCCTGGGCGATCGCTTGCAGGAACGCATCGCCGTAACGCTCGAGCTTGCGCGCGCCGACACCGCTGATGCCGGCGAAAGCTTCGCGCGAGCTCGGCCGCTCGCGCAGCAGCGCGAGCAGCGTGGCGTCGTGAAAGATTACATATGGCGGCACGTTCTGCTCGCGCGCGAACCGCGTGCGCACCGCGCGCAGCGACTCCCACAGCGACTCCTCGTGCGGCGCGATCGCGAGGCTGCCGCGCGTGCGCTCGTTGCGCGCACCCGAGCGCGAAGTGCGCCGCTCGACGCGGTCGGGTTCGCGGCGCAAGCGTACGTCGCGCTCGCCCTTGAGCACGGCGCGGCTGGCGTCGGTGAGCCGCAACGTGCCGTAGCCGTCAGCATCGGTTGCGAGCAGGCCGCCAGCAACGAGCTGACGCAGCACACCGCGCCACTGACGCGCGTCGAGATCGGCACCGATGCCGAAGGTGCTGACGCGGTCGTGCCCGAGTGAACGCACGCGTTCGCCGTCATCGCCGCGCAGCACGGCGATGACGTGGCCAGCGCCGAAACGCTGGCCGGTACGGTAGACGCAGGACAGCGCTTTCTGCGCCGCAAGCGTAGCGTCCCACGTCTGCGGCGGTGACAAGCAGTTGTCACAGTTGCCGCAGGTCTGGGCGAGCGTCTCGCCGAAATAGCGCAGCAGCAGCTGGCGCCGACAGCCGGTGGTTTCGGCATAGCCGAGCAGCGCATCAAGCTTGGCGCGCTCCACGCGCTTGCGTTCCTCGCCGCTCTCGGACTGCGCAATCAGCTGCGACAGCGTCACCACGTCGCCGAGGCCGTAGGCCATCCACGCCTCGGCCGGCAAGCCGTCGCGACCCGCGCGGCCAGTTTCCTGGTAATAGCCTTCCATGCTTTTGGGCAGGTCGAGGTGCGCGACGAAGCGCACATCAGGCTTGTCGATGCCCATGCCGAAAGCGATCGTCGCAGCCATAACGATGCCGTCCTCGCGCAGGAAACACTGCTGGTTCGCTGCGCGCGCCCCAGCGTCCATGCCGGCGTGATACGGCAATGCCGGAAAACCCTGCTCGGCGAGCCAGGCGGCGGTTTCTTCCACTTTTTTGCGCGACAGGCAGTAGACGATGCCCGATTCGCCGCGCCGTGCGGCGAGGAAATCGCGTAATTGGCGCCGCGCGTTGTCCTTCTCGACCACGCTGTATCGGATGTTCGGTCGGTCGAAGCTTGCGACGAACTGACGCGCGGCACCGAGGCCGAGGCGCTCGACGATCTCGAGCCGCGTCGGCGCATCGGCCGTCGCGGTGAGGGCGATGCGCGGCACGTCCGGGAAACGTTCGTGCAACACATGCAGCTCACGATACTCGGGCCGGAAGTCGTGACCCCATTGCGAGACACAGTGCGCCTCGTCGATCGCGAACAATGCCGGCGACACGCGGCCGAGCAGGTCGAGCATGCGCTCGGTCAGCAGGCGTTCTGGCGCGACATAAAGCAGCTTGAGCTCGCCGCGTTGAAAGTCTCGTTCAACGCCGCGTTGCGCTTCGGCGTCCTGACTCGAATTCAGGAATGCCGCACGCACGCCGAGCTGGACCAGAGCGTCGACCTGGTCCTGCATCAATGCGATCAACGGCGAGACGACGATCGCGGTACCTTCGCGCAGCAGCGCCGGCACCTGAAAGCACAGCGACTTGCCGCCGCCGGTCGGCATCAGCACGAGAGCGTCACCGCCGCCGGCGACGTGATCGACGATCGCTTCCTGATCACCGCGGAACCCGGCGTAGCCGAAAACCGTGTGGAGAACCTGCAAGGCGTCCTGCTTCATCGGCGACGATGCTAACAAACGCGGCGTACACTCGCCGCACGCCGCGCCGGTGCACACTGGC